CTCTTTATACTCTTCAATCTCTCTTTCTTTTATAACGCCATTGTCCCAAACCCACTCTTTATTCTCCATAATACCTTCTACGAAAGCGTCTGGAGCGCTTGGGTCTGCAACTATATCAGCAGCTGTTGCCAAATAGAAGTCTTTTCCGACTACTGCTTGACCACCTCTACCTCTTTCTAATGAACCCATACCACGACTTGATACGCCTAATTTAGCGCCCTCATCTATAAGATTTTTTACTATCTTACCGTATGGAGTGTCCATTATCTTCGCCTCACCAATAAAATTGTTTCCATCTTCGTGTATATCTGTTATCATATGAGATACACGCTCAAGGTTTACCGTAGGTCCGTCAGGATGTCCTAACTCGCCGAACGCTCTTTTTTGGTTGACAAATTCTCTATTATATCTACTAACTTCTTTTGCTAGAGTTTCTTTAGGATAAACTCGTCCATTTCTATTTTTGATTTCTGATTGTAAGAAGACACCACGGATTTTGTAATTCTTTTTTCCGCCTACATCTTCGCATATGTACTCAACATTTTCAACTTGTTCAGTAATTAGTTTCATATGAATTATCCCTCTCTTTCCTAATATTTATAATATTTTTTATCTAAATTCAACAACTAAAGTATAGTTATCTCCTAATGCAAAGTTTTTCGTTGATAAATGCACTTTACCATTAGGCGTTGTTGCATTATTAGGAATGTCATTTCCAGCAGTTCTAAAATCTAGGTAACCATTACCACTCAATAATAGAGTAGTTTTATTTTCTGTCGCACCTCCCCAGGCTAACTCAACTGCTGATTTTGAGTTTGCAACATTTATAGAGTACCAAACTTTTGATATTGATTTAGTACCATCGGCTGTCATAAAATTTGAAGTCGCTGGGTCTACTAATACACTATCAGTTTCGCCTGTACCATCACTATGGTTTGTTCTCTTTACAACAAATTTAACACCTGCTGTATCGGCTACTACCTGCGTTGTAATTGCGTCTGCCATTATCCTGGATACCTCTCCGTTTCTTTATGCAGTTCTACTGCCATATTAAATTTACTTACATTAGCATCCGTAGTAATTTTTAACTCGGTTGCTGTATTAAGTTCTTGTTGAGGTACTAATCTGGCCTCGCCATTTTTTAAACCCCAATTACCAAAACCTGTAAGTTCTAATGTATCACTTCCTATTGTTAGAGTAGCAGTTCCTGTTCCTCTAATCTCATAATATACATTAGCTAGTGAAACGCTTTTATCGGAACTATACAAAGTTCCACTTTCGTTATCAGCGCCACTAGCATTAACAATTGCTTTAGTAGCGTCATCTGTTTTAGAGACAACACTTAAAGTCATTTTTATTCCTCAAAGTATGCTTTAATGTCGTCAGCAGATATACCACTTGCAGCTGCAACTTCATCAACTTTAGTTTCAATTATGCTTACTAAATCTTGTGGTTCTGACCAATCAATACCATCTAGTCCTTCAATCAATCCTTTGATAGCGTCTTTTGTTGCAGGCGCCAAAGCATTGTATCTGTCGTTTCCTAGAAATCCTGATACATTACCAACTATACTTGATACCGTTAATGCCATTTTTATTCTCCTGTTTTAACTTCTGTTTCTGTACTTGTTTCAGGATTATGTGCAGCTTGCACTTCGTCCTGTGTAGCTTGTGCCGTAAACGGTTCCGCAACTTCTGGTTTTGGATCCGAGTGAGGTTGTGCTGTATCTACTGCTACTTCAGTTGCACCATCAGACGGAGTTCCAGTCATAACATCTCTAGCGGCATTGAAAAGATTACTTGCATATTCTTTTCTACCTGTATCTAAAGCGTCACCAACTTTGTCTCTCATTGCGTCTTTAAATGCTTCACCAGCACCTGTATTATCTCCACTTGCAAGTTTATCAACAAATGTTTCTACATTACTTGGTTGTTTTTCATTATCAGCCATATTATTTCTCCTATATTATTTCGTCTGGTTCATTGCCTGACACACTAGTTTGTGGACTTGCAATAATACCATCATCAATTTCTCTTTTGATTTCGTTATCAATGTCAGATATTTCTCTTTCAGATTGTTTCAATATGTTTTTTCTAACATAGTTGACTGAAAAATATTTACCAACATAGTCTCTTACATCATTAGCAAGAGCAATTCTTTCTCTTAATAATTCAGCGTTTTTAAGTTCGCTGAAATGACCATCGGCAAGAAAATCATATTTAATTTTTTCTTTTATTGCTACCCAATCGTCATCATTGATTATTGATTTAAGAACCAATTGAGTTCTTAATAAATCATTAAACAATTCTGTAAATTTCTTTCTTAATCTTTGTACAAACTTTGTAAATTTAAGTTCGTCTCTAGTTATCTCGGTACTTCTACCTAGATTGAAACCTTGACTACTTTCTAATCTACTAATAGGTACATTTAGAGAACGATATAGTTTTCTTTGGAAGTATTCTATATCTGCAACTTCACCTAGGTTTTGACCACCAGGTAATGTAGATATATCAGTTCCTCTACCACCTTCTCTACTAGGTAACCAAAAGTCTTCAAGCATAGACATATAGTTTCTATCGTCTCTAATCTCTCCTGTACTTGCGTCATAGACAAGTTTGTTTCTGTATCTTGCCATAACATCACGGAGATATTGCTCTGCTTTTACTTTAGGTAAGTTACCTACATCAATCTTAAATATTCTTCTTTCAGGTGCTCTTGCAATTCTGTAAATAACAACAGCGTCTTCAATCATACGCAATTGATTTACAGGTTTGATTGCCTTATGTAAATAAGACATAACCATATTTTTGTTCAAGTCTACTAAACCACTTGGACAAAAAGATATAGCGTCTGGTGCAATCTTAATACCACCACTTGCCATACCAGGTCCTGCAACACCTTTTTCATTATATAAAAAGTATTCGTTATAGTCGTGTACCACTTGTATGTTTGCCATAGCAACTGGACGACCTTTTTTAATTTCTCTTAACTTCTTAATCTTTCTAGGGTCTATGTATCGTAATTCAGTAATACCCTTAACTGGACTTTCTCTATCAATAATCTTATGATAGTATATTCTTCCGTCTACATACCATCTACGAAAGATATCGTGTCCTCTTGTAGAAAAATTAAGTAGTCTTAATATTTCTTTAAATTCATCTTCAATTTTTCGTTTAATTGCACTTGAAAGTGTTGTATCAGATAAGTCAACTCTAACTGGATCCTTATCAATTTCATTTGCCACTATGGCTTCGTTTACGATATCCTCTATGGCCATATCGCACTCTGGATGAATTGATACCTCTCTATATCTCCTAATTAAGTCTTGCTCAGTTTTCGCCGTACCTTCCATATCAAGGTACTGACCAAAATAACCTCCAGCGGCGACGGTTTGTGTACCGTCATCCGCTTTAGGTTGAGTAAAACTTTGTTTAGGGTCTACTTTAGGTTTAGTTCTAGTTATCTGAAAACCGAAAAGCTCTGCCATTTTATATCCTCAAAGTTTTATTATATATTTAGTCTACTATTAAGTAGTTGTTCTTGCTTCAAAGAACAAGTATCTAAACGATACTTCAAAAGTTTCAACTGCTTCTGTCGGTTCCATAGACAAGTCTATCGCACCAATAGATACTGGAAAGCATCCTCTTAATGTGTAAGACTTAATCGTGCCACCATTTCTGTCAAGGTGGTCAATAAAAGCGTCAACTTGATAGTCTGCTGGATTTACTAATCCTTCGTTATCAGACATATTGTTGATACCATTTTGCCATCTTTCAAAAGCGTCTCTTAATTTAAAGTTTGTATCGTTAAGTACCGTTATGTTCCAAGGTTCAAAAGTTCTATCAGCTGCAAGATATATTGGTCTACCACGGAAGTTAACCGTTGTTGTACCGATACTCATAGCAGGAATAGAAGTTGCATTACATAAGAACGCTAACTCTTCTGTTTCTCCACCAACTTGGGCGTAACCAGGAAAAGGCATTGTAACCTTAAACTGATTGGCTCTTGCGCCGCCGCCAGTAAGTTTAGTTTTGAAGTCATTAATGTTTGCCATTGTTTATTTTCCTCTCTACTATTAACCTGCTA